ATAGGAGCTGCTAAATAGCCTGTGCCATAGTTAGTTAAGGAGATACCTGTTACAACGCCTCCTGTGGTCTGTACAGTGCCCGTAGCAGGGCTTCCTGCATAGGTTAATACTGCAGTACCGTCTGTCATAGAGCCACTGGTAAAGGTAGGGGCTACAGAGCCTGAAGTACCTGCTGTGGTGACTGTATAGAGGTTGCTGCCATAGAATACTTGTTCATTCAAAGTAAAGGCTGTAGTGGCTGTCCACTGTATGCCGAAGACTACAACAGGAGCTGTGTAACCTGAACCACCTGTATTGATGTTTACCTGAGCAACTGAAGTGTTATCAATCTGAAAGAAGACACCAGTAGTTCCATTGATCAAGTAGCCATTAGTCTGGTTATGGAAGAACAGATAAGCATTGTCAAGTGTCTGGGAGAAGTAACAGGTATTGATAGCTCCTGAAAGAGTTCCTACAGTTGTAGCAGCTAATGTAGTAGGATCTATTTTATAGAGAACATTAACAATAATGACATAGAGCACTCCTTGAAAGAAGTAAGCTCCTTGAGCCTGTCCTGCAGGTAAAGCTGAAGTCAGTAAAGACAAGCCAGGTCTCTTAACAAAGTCCATAGCTTCACCATTACGGTCAAAGTAACCGTTCATACACTTAGCATCCTGAGACAAAGTACCATCTCTTGTCTGAATGTCTTGAGCTAAAGGTATCCGCTGTACAGGCATTAAGTACCTCTTCCAAACATAACGTTAGCCATTCTCAGGTCAGCTTGGAAGAAGGTAGAAGTAGCTTCTACATCCCAGTCCTCTAAGTCTTCTCTGTAGGCTTTAGCTCGAGCACCGATCTCAGCAGTCTTAGCAGTAGAAACGCTATACTCAATAGACAACTGATCTGCTAAGTTCCAGACTAATGTATTCATCCACTCAGTAGGAAAGTCAGGAATGTCTTTACCTGTGTTGATGTCTTCCATAGGCTGTTGAGCTACTAAATGAAGCTCATAGTTAGAAGATGAGTTAGCATCAGGAGTCAAGTAAGTATAGATATTACCTGTATTGTTCCTGACTTCATAGTACACAGAGTTAGATGTACCTTGAGAGAACTTTGAACCTAATGTGTTATACTCTTGCTGACTCAAGAGCTGCAAGGGAGTATCAACAAAGGGGGTGACTGAGGTGTTTCTCAGCCAAGCTTGAATGACCTTTAAAGGCTTTGCAGTGTCAAGGTCAACAGTTCCTGTAGAAGCAGGACCTATAACATACTTAGTCTGGTTTGTGATAAGGTCTACAACAAGCTCATTAACTTTCCAGAGCTTTAGACCCTTGGTAGCCATTTGCTTAATAAATAGATTAAGAGCTAAGGAAGCGTTAGCAATAGTAGCAGGATCAGGAGTAGCTCCAAGCTCCAAAACGCCCAGCTTTCTCAACGATAATTGAATAATCTGATCACGATTAACAGTAAAGACACTAGACATTATGATCCTAAAAGTAATCTGAGGGCTTTGTCTAAGCCAATGGTCTGAGCAATAATAACAAATAAAGCACCCATAGCCAGATACTTTATCTGAGACAAGTTTTTAACTATGGAGTGCATAGTAGCTGTAAGGTCTGTAGTGGTGTCCCGAAGCTCTTTAATGTCTTCAGCATGATGATCACTAACGATCTCTAAACGTACTATTCTTGTTTCTAATTGGTCAGACATGGTAAGCCTTAAACAGGAGCGGGAGTTTCTGCGACTACTTCAACGGTTGAAGTATTTCCAACTGGTGTAATTACCTCTGGTGTATTATCTACAGCAGGAGTAAAAGTAGGTGGAACCTGAATACTTGTGTCGCTTGGTAAAGCCACGACTGGTGCGATTGGCTCTACATACTTGGTATGCAGCCAATCAATAAACTTATGAATCTCAGCCGCAGCTTCTGTTTCATAGTTAGCCAAATGCTCACGGATTTCTTTTAAGAATTGCATGATTAAGCCTTTTGAGTAAGAACATAATTAGGATCATTTGCCCATTGTACTGGAGGTAATGCTGCAAGTTGATCTACGGTTGTACAAGCCTGAATAGCAGTGCGTTGAGTACCTGCCTGAGTACGGATAGCGGATCGCCAAGTGTTCCAAGGATCAGCCATCTTAGTGCCTGTCTCAAACGCCTTGACAGCCATCCAATCAGAAGGAGAAAGGATAGAGAAGGCTGTAGCGGTTAACTGGTCTACAAGGCTTGTAATGAGCGTAGGGAGGTCTTTAGGTGTGTTAATGTAAGTAACTTGTGTGCCATTTACAGACTCAGTGACTGTATAAAAACGATCATTAGCCCGTTCATTTGTATACGTTACCGATTTTGCACCAATTGACGTCATATCTTCCGCTGTAGCAAGATCAAACCAATTGGCCGGATACTGAATATCATTAAATGTAAATGCAGTTCCTTGACCAATATAACGACCATCTGAAAGTAAGTAGCGCATTATGGATTTCCTTGAGCATTAGCGTATTTAAAGACTGCGCCGACTGTTGTGACGCTATAAGTGTTTGTGCCGGTTGAGTTGTATAAGACAGAGGATGTTCGGACTTTAAATCCGTTTGCTAGCTTATCAGCATTAACACCCAAAGTTACAGCATTTCCGTTAATTGTGAATACTGTAGGTACACCATTTAAATATACAAATGGACCATCAGCACTTACGTTACCTGTGAATGTACCGCTGGTTGTTACCGAACCTGCTGATGTGTTATATGTGTTGAGTGCTACGAAGCCAGTGGGGGGGGTGTAGGTAAATGGTTGCTGACCGAAGTTGGCTGAGGCAATAAATTGTCCTGATCCTGCTGATTGCACTAAATACGGATACAAGTTTGCCGTAGACGTAAGTGTATACGTTCCTTGCGAAACATTGTTTTTATAAAAAGTAATAGACGGTGCGGTTGTGTCATAAGCTATAGCAATAACATCGCCATTTGTGTAACTTGCTGCTGCAAATGCGTTTACTGTACCTTCAATATAAATTGAATTGCTTGCGCCGCCTGCTCTGTAATAAACAGTCCGAGTAGAATAATTGCCAGTCAATGGACTAGATGAAGCGAATGCGTTTATTCCAACGGCTAATTCTGCAACGGTGCTAACAGTGATTTCCCAATAATATTTTCCTGAGGTTGGCAATTGAATTGTTGCCAATGTTGGTGCTTGGTATATACCAGACGAACAAAGCAAATTCCCATTGCTATATGTTGCGTTTGGTCCATTTACAAAACTATTTAACGGATTCAACACAGCAAAGTTAGCTGCTGTCGAACTTGTCAACGTAGGCACATCAGTCATGGAATCATACGTTGATCCCGCAGTGATGCTGATGTTATTCGTAGTCCAGTAATTACCGTTGCCTGAGAAGTCTTTACCCAATCCGACGTTGCTTGATGTTGTCAGCGCAGAATTATCGGTAAACGGCAGATAGAAACCGTTTGTGCCATATGCCCCAGTGTACTTAGCAGGTTGCCATACGCCTGTTGTGGAGTTAATTGAGCCGAATGATGATGGGGTTAGGGCTTGACCATCTATGAAGTTGACTTCAGCTTGGGAGCCATCTAAATATGGGGATGAACCGCCAGTGTAATGTGCGTATGTGTTATTGATTACATTGTTGTTATAGTTTTGGCTTGGATAGATTGCAGTCAAAAATGATGTTATTTGAACACCATTAACATACAATCTTAATCTATTAGCCGCCGTTGCATTTGTTGTATCTGAAACAAGAACAATGTGATACCAAGCTGATGGATCACGAAATACTTGCGTAGTTTGTAATTGATAATTATATCCACCGTTGTAGTCATAAAAAATAAGCGTATCGGCTGAATAAAAATATAAATAACTTGATATGCTTCCATTTTCAGAGCCAAATATATTTTGGCTAGAACCTAGCTGACCACGCTTTACCCATCCAGACCAAGTAAAAGTTTGACGATTAGAAGCACTCGCAGGAGTCCTACTCAAATAAGCAGACGCCCTCGCACGAAAGCGCAAAGAGCGTGTAAGGTTGTAGCCGGTTGAGACTTTATTACTAGGAAGAATAGGAAATGTCATTTAAGCATCTCCCAAGGCTCTGCCCTGCTCATATAAGTTTGTTCCATCTGACCTGAATGTAAAGTAATCTTGAGCACCAGCTGCTGTTGATAATGTAGGTGAAGAGCCTCCTGCAAACTTAAACACAGAAGGCCATGTCAGTGTATTAGAGCCAGCATTCTGGATAATAGCTAAGGCATAAAAGCCACCGTTCACTAAGTTAGAAGGAACTCCCATAGCTCTGCTAGAAGACACAAAGGTAAAGGTAGCTACCTGAGCTACAGACACATCCCAGGCAATTGTAGCAGCATCAGTCAAGGCTACATTAGTAAAGTATGTTTGACCTGTAAAGGCATTAGAGGCCGTTAACTGAGGAATGTTACCGAGGTCACCTGCTGTTAACCTAAGTTCTATTAAGTCACTGGTTGAGAATGCAGAGGCTGTAGTGCCTTCCTGAGCACGTACAATGGTAAAGGTATCTGTAGACCTTGCTGTGACTTTAACAATCTCTATAGGGCTACCAGAGGCTCCCTGTAGCGTTGCCATAAAGTAATTAGAGCCTGTGGGACTAGGAAAGAGTGCTCCCTTTCCAGAAGCCACTGTAAGCGTAGTAGCAACGTTAGTAATACCAGAAGCTAAGGTAGTTGTTGCGTTATTAGTAAATAGAGCTTGTGAGGTTGCCATAGTTATCCTAAAGTTGTTCTATTGATCGCTGTTCCGTTAATTGGTTTCTGTCTAAGGATACTAGAACGAACCATAGTTACAACTGAGGTTACAAGGAGTGATACTAGTTTAGTGTATAATCGTTGAATTCTAAGATTCAAACTTACATTTGCTTGTGAATCTATAGGAGTTATAAAAGGAACTCCATCAGGATCGTAAATGTAAGTAATAGGTAAGAAATTATTAGAAGACTCTGGGCGTGTCCAGTTAGGGGCTTGATAGTCTGCTACACCTCTTACGAAGTCCTGGGGCTGGCGAGGTTCCCAGCAGTCTGAGTCTACTCGCAAGTTATCCCATCTAAGCTTTAACTGTGAAGCCTTGAACTTACGTCCACAGACATCACAAATTGCGGCCCAGTCACCTCTGTTATAGGTAGACTTATAACTCATATTACATCTGCAGACGTATAAACATCTAAGTCACCTAAGCCTACATAGGTGTTACCTTGAGACGTTGTGATGGTCATTACAAGCCTATAGGTCACTGAGTCTACACCATTAGAAACCCTTTGAGATGCTGTCTGATTACTAATAACAGCTGCTCCAATAAGCATTGCAGAAGGATTAGTATCTACTCCATTCATTACTAAGATAGTACATACAGCTGTAGAGATTGTCTCTGAAGGAGAAAGCACTTGCCCAAAGTCAAAGGTCAATAGCTCTGATTCTGTAGTGATTTTATAGGAAAACGATTCAGCCATTATTGACCTTTAGTCATTATAAGGTTTAAAACTTTAACAAGAGATACTTTAAGTTTCTTAGAAGGAACAATAAATGTATACTTAGCAACTGCTCCGAATATCTTTACAAACTCTGGGAACAGCTTAACAATAGGACTTGATACAATAGTTAAATACTTATTAGCTTGCTTAACAATAGACGATACAGAAAAGGATGTTACAGTTAACCGTGAAAAGAACCCTTTAAGGATTAGTGTCGAGTTCATAACTGTAATAGCTAATTGTTTAAAATAAAACTTAACTACCGACAAATTAGGTGTAATAGTGCTTGTTACTTTAATAAACTTACCTATTGCTAATTGTATCTTTAAAGTACTGCTAGAAAGCACTAGGAGGGCTGTAGATATCTTTTTAAACACTGAGGCTGCTGCTGTGCTCAAATAACTTAAAGTAATCGCTATAGCCTTCTTAATTGATGTAGTGCTTGTAACACTTAAAGCTAAACTTAAAACCTTAGTAGTAACTTTTGAAAGAGTGACTACTACAGTCTCACTAATAGAAGTTACAATCTTACTAATAGCCTTTTGTATAGAAGAACTAGATACAGATAAGATTGTTAATAGTTTATTATAAATTAAAGCAACTAGCAAGGAAACGTTAGTAATAACTGAAAGAGTTATAGCTTGTGGCTTAACAATTCCAGTCTGAGTACTTGATATAGCAAAGCTACCATTAGGTAAATTACTAAACACTATTCTTATCCATATTAAGCATCTCCTAAGGCTCTACCTTGTTCATACAGGTTAGTACCATCTGATCTGAATGTAAAGTAGTCTTTAGCGCCCGCTGCTGTTGATAACGTAGGAGCTACACCACCTGCCCATTTAAACACTGAGTTCCAAGTTAAAGTATTGGATCCAGCATTCTGAATAACAGCTAAAGCGTAAAAGGCCCCACTTTGTAAGTTTGTTGGGGCACCTACAGTACGGTTAGTGGACACAAAAGTAAATGTAGCCACTTGACCTGTTGAAGTGTCCCAAGCAATCGTAGCGGCATCAGTTAATGCAATGTTAGGTGAATATCCGTATGTAAACTTACCTGATGCTGGCGTAGTAGCACCAACTGTACCATTTATGTTAAATGCAGTTGCTGTGCCTGTAATGTTTGTACCAACAAGTGCACTAGGAGTACCTAAAGCAGGTGTAACAAGCGTAGGAGATGTAGCACGTACTACAACACCTGTACCAGTTCCTGTAAAGTCAGCATTGGTCAGGTGGTAATACTCGTTAGCTGCTCCGCCTTGGATGTTAGCTAAGTCGTTGTGGTTAGTAACAGTTGTGCCTGAAAATACTTGCGTAAATGCTGAATCAATTTGTGTTGCAGTTGCAGCACTTTTAAGTACAATAATACGGCCTACCAGAATTGCCATAGTAGACAAGATAGGTGGAGGAGTAGGTGCAGTTGATGCAATAGCCTGAGCTAAGTTATAGTTTGCTGTCCCTAACACATAAGCAAGCTTAGGTAAGCCAGAACCATCTAAGTAACGGTATACCCAGTTAACTGCATAGTTCCCTGGTCCTAGTGTAACAAGGGCTGTACCGTTGTCGTATTGAGTGTTATTGTATGTAGATACAGTGCTAGTATTCCAAACACCCGCTACATGGTAATAAAAGTCAGCATTAGAAGATGCAGAGGTGACTGCTCCTTCACTGTATTGTGTAACGCCATACCAAACAACACCAGCTGTTAAAGTAATAACGTTACCTGTTGATTCACTTAAAGACAGACCAGAAGCCCATTGGTATCTGTTAGTCTGTACTAAGCGTCTATTCAAACGACTAGCTGTAGATAAGCCCCAATCAATCATTTGATAATGAACGTTTGTACCGGCTCTCCAAAGAAGAGCAGCGCCTACAATACTAGAGTTATCAATTGTTGCTACGTTAGTTGTAATGGAATAAACAGGAGAGCCTGAGTTATAACTTACAATTAAATAGTTGGCTGATTGGTCTGTAAGGGCTAAACCAGTGGCTGCAGGAACAATATAAGTCTTGTAGTTACCTTGCCAGCCTGCAGATGAGAACAATACTGCAGAAGTGGATGTTACGTTGATAGTTGCACCGCTACCTGTAACAGTAATGGTTGGAGCTGCTAAGACTCCTGCATTGTTTGGACCTAAATCTAACTGGTGAGTATTTGTACCATTGTAGGTATAAGAACCTGTGCTCTCAGTCCAGATAGAGCCTTGAGTGGGTGTGCTAGGTGTAGTTCCTACTGGAATCTGTACAGGAATGGTACTAGAAGTAGAAGGACTAAATACAACTGATCCGTTAGCGTCTTCATACACAGCCTTAGTAGCAGGATATGTACAAAAGACAATGCTTCCAGCAGTTACCGAAATAGCTGCATTAGAGTTAGAAGAAGACAGAATTGTCGTTCTGGTAAGCGTAGGACCTGTAGAGGAATACGTTCCTATACCTATTTCCCAAGCAGTACCATTAGTAATTACATAATAAGTAG